TTATCCTCTTGCGCCTTTCCCGTGAAAACCGTAAGAAACCAGTGGCTTTGGCGAGTTGGCGGAGTGGTTACGCAGCGGATTGCAAATCCGTGTACAGGAGTTCGATTCTCCTACTCGCCTCCAATGATTTCAATGGGTTAGAAAATTGTTCGCTCATTGGGTATCACCTCTAGTATCAGTTTCACGTTCTGTGCTTGTTCTGTTCGCAGTCATTTGCGTTTCGCAGCAGCCTGCCGCGCCCGCATTATTTGTCTGGCCTCCCCTGCATATTTTATAATCATCGCCTTTGACGTGTGGCCGCTGTAGCTGGCGATTTCGTCGTCGTCGCATCCAACCCACGCCAGTTCCATCACACCGCGATAGCGCAGCGCGTGTTGATCGAAGGCCATAAGGCCCAGCCGCTTGCGTTCGCGCACCATGACGCGGGCCATTGCATGATAATCCATCTTTGAACCATCGGCGCGGGTCAGGATGTGCCGTGCCGGATGTGGGGCAAAGCCCAGATCAGCCTTGGAACGATCCAACGCCGCCTTGAGCGCCTCAGTGCATGGCAGGTGCAACGGCTTGTCCGTTTTGTTCTGGCGCAGCTTGAGAGTGTCCCCGTCATAATCGCCCCAAGTAAACTCCACCCAATCGCCGGGACGCTGGACGCTGCCCACACCGATTTCAAACATCAGCAGCGGCAATGGCTCACCATCGGCCCGCATCAGATCAACCGCCCAATCTGCCCACGGCAAGTGCGGTTTCTGCCGATCCTTGGGAACCTTGAGCGGTTCAACATCAATCGCCGGATTGTCTTTGCGCCAGCGTTTGCGGATCGCCAGCTTGGACAACATGCTAATCGCGGTGGGTATATAATTCGCAAAACGAACGCGGTGGCGGTTCTTTTCCATCGCATCGTAAATGTCAGCTTGGGTCAGCCGGGACACGTCCACAGGGCCAATCTTGTCCTCAAGATATGTAAATATGGGTTCAAGGTCTTTGCGGTAGCGAGGGGAAAAGTTCGCCCATTTATCGCTTTCACGCATCGCTCCAATGATTGCAGTCCAAGACGTTTTGGCCTCAGCCCGCTTGCCGCTCAGAATTTCCCAATACTGGCGGTCAAATTCAGCAGTACCTTGCTCAGCCGTGATCCGGGTCAGCTTACCCTTGATCCGCACATAGATACGGCCTGACGGGTGATTCCAGAGATACTTTTTCACCAGTTTACCTCCCCGATACCGTCAACAGCATCGCCCCGTGCAATCGTTTGCAGTTGTTCGACATCCCAACGCTCATAGCCGCCGATCTTAGTAGGCTTGGGCAACACACCATCATCCACCAACCCGCGAAACTCCGCAGGCTTCATGTCCAGAAGCGCAGCAGCGTTCCGGTCATTGGCAAAAAGCAAATGAGGTGTTTTAGCCATTAGCTGCCACCACCTGCCACGAATCGGCCAATTTCAGCGATAGTTGTGTTGCCAAAGCTACGAACCGTATTCAGATCACCGGTGCGCAGCAGAACATTCTTGTTGGCAGCATGGCGTTCACGTACTTTTGCGCGGCCTTCCTCAGCTACATTGCGGAGGTCATACTGGATTGATCCGCCATATTTTTGCTTCTCATAGTACAATTCACCATCAACCGTTTTCCCCTCGATAGTGAGGGAAAGGATTTCGTTTGGGGATTCAAAGGAAAATGTGAAGTCAAGGCGTTCAACGTGCAAAGCTGGTTTCGTCTCTTCCTCAGGGGTCGGGTCCGTGCTGTAGCGAGCGCCACCCATCCAGTTGATCAGCCCTTGCAGCAGATCAATAAATGAATGGCTACCGGGCAAGCTGGAAACTTGCCCAATCCCCATACGGTCCATTTTCCAAGTTGGGGACATTTCATGTAAATCGCTCTCTGGGCCGAACGGTTCAACACTCCACCCGCGATAATAATGGGAAAAGGCTGTGCCGGTTGAAGCGCGGTTGATAAATTCAGCAGCACCTTTGACGGTATCACAGCCGCACAGTGCAGTGATCAGGATAGCCGCGTCACGGTCAGTAACCGTTGCCGCGCTGCGCCCGCGCCCACCTTTTGTAACAAGACCCGCCTCACGCAAAACGCGCCACGCGTTAGCAACGCTGGCGTCCTCAAGCCCCAATGTCAGGGCTACCTTTTTGGTCAGTTGTCCGGGTGTTGGCATGTTTGGTCCACCTCTCTCCCATTGGTATAGCACCCCAATGGGGGGAAGCGCAAGCCCATTGGAAAGAAAAACCAATGGGTTCGTCAGAAACGACTTTTGACATCGTTGCAGCTAGAAACGGGCGTCCTTTCTGAGGGTTGCTTAATTCAACATTATGGGACAACCTAATTCCCATCGACAATTGAACCATTTTGATGAAAAGACGCCAAACTATGAAAAAAGCTTTTTTAGCAGCAGTCAGCCTTGCAACATTAGCAGCTTGTGGACCACCCCCCCCTCCCTTGACGCCAGTTCAAGTGGCCGCGAACCAATGGGCCGGTGCTGAAGTCGCTGTTGCTCAATGTAGTGCATACATTGGAGGCTTCTCCGATGCTCAAGCGTTGAAAGCTGAAGCGGCCAAAGACCTCGCCCGCGCGAGAAAGTTAGGCGCTACTGATGCAATGCTCACTGCCGCAAAAACTCAAGTAGCCAATCAGGTATCCGGAACCATAATTCTGATCGGACAACGAGATACTTGTAGTACTCTTGTCTCCTCGCTTGGAATGGCAGTTTAGGCTTCTCAGCCTCATTAATCCGTTCGATGCTATGGGCGGGGCGGTCGCCCATAGCATCGGATTAAACCTGAGTTGCTTCTACAATTTCGCTCCCTTGGTCGCGGCACGCCCGTGATTTCGTTGACCATCTTCAATCCTCCCAATCAACAAGCTGCATCGCCTGAGCTGGATCAACACCCGCCTCTTTTGCCATCGCCAAAGTCTGCACAATCGCGCCAAGCGCCCGCGCACGGCCCCCGGCGTCAAACGCCTGCAATGGCCGCATAACGTCCAGTTTGACCGTGCTGCCCAGCTTCTCACTGGCCTCTTGCCCGATCATCGCGGCAATCGGCATGAGGCCCCATTGCGCAAGGTGGCGCTGCGCTTCCCTCACCATCGGGCCGGTTGTGCTAATATTGCTCAGACCGGGCAGAACACCGAACACCATTTCGATACTGGCCCGCGATGCCGCCAAAGTTTCTTTGGTCATGGCCTTGCTCAAATCGGGTGACACATCGCTAGGCTTGAGGTCGGTTTGTGGCGCAGGACCGCCCGCCGCAGTCACGTTGACGGATTCACGCACCAACACCTTGCCCCGGAACCCACGGAACCCACGCGCCAGATCGCTCATATCTTGGTCAGGGGCCTCAGGGAACGGAATGACAGACGAACCCAAAGGCGCATTGGTGTAGACCTCAGACAGGGCAGATTCCAGCGTTTGCAGCAGACCAGCCGTCAGACGCGCCCGCCGCAATGGCGACTGTCCAACGTAGGGCATACCCATATCGCAGCCAATCCGCAGGTGTAGCACCTCGCCTGCAAGCGCCGTCATAGACCGCCCGCCGCCCGTGTCAGGGATGCCCACGCGGTAGGCCGTGGGCTTGGAATAGCGTGTGGTCAAATCCCAATCCGAACACGGCAACAGCCCGTCCTCGCGGATCACAAACACAGCTTCCCCACGCAACGCCAAAGCGCGCCCAGTAAGGGCCAGCATGGCAGGGGTTAGCATGTCGGTGCCCTCAACATCGGAAAGGCTCAGACCGCCCTCCCAAAGGCTCACACAGCCCTGCACCGTGCCAGTGAGTTCGGCAACACCATCAACGCCGCCAATGTAATCAGCCCGCGCTTGCATCACTTGCGTTGTGTAGCCGGTACCACTGGACCGCGTTTCGGCCTCAGGTTCTTTTCGTTTGAATGGCCACATATTCAAGCCCTCCGATATGGGCGCAGCAGATCGCCCGCGCCACTGTTTTGCATTGCCCGCGCAACCCATGCCGGATTGCGGTCTAGCGATTCCTTAATGGGGCCGATTTCAACGGACGTACTGGACGCACCCGCCGTTCCCGGATCATCTGCCAGATATTCAGCAAGACGCCGGAACGCCTCAAGGACAGGTGCAGGAGGGTAGCCCGCGCCAACCTGAGCAATGACGCGGTAAATGCCCCCACCTTGCAGACAGAGGCCAATCGGGGCCGGTATCAACGTGATAGGGTGCCACGCATCATCAAGCCATATTTCGGCCATCTGAGACACCATAGGCGTCAAAGGGGGCGACCACATCGCACCCGTGCTGCCCTCAATTATCCAGATCACATCGCGCTCAGAATAGCGGTGCGCAATGTAGGTTTCGATCCTTGCCCAGATCATATCTGGATCAAGCGCCGCCGCCGCCGTTGAAAGGCCCGCAGGTGCAGCGGGATAATCGTCAGGGGCTTCCTCGACTTGCTTTAAAAGGTCTATCGCCATTTCATAATCCCCTCATATGGATTGAAAAAACCGGTGCGAGATTTCGCAAGCGGCTCAGGCGTCCAGTTCCGCGCCTCAACTTGTGCCTCAGGATATGCGGGCCGCGTGACCACGCTTAGTTCGTACAAGAGGGCCTGCAATACCGTCCTGATAATGGCATTGTGCGCACCGTTCTCAGGGTCCATGCCTTCGTCCTCAATCTTTTCAGGCTCAGGCACGGCACGTTTCGGGGGCAGTCGAAAGCCCGGACTAATCCCGATTGTCAGACCCGCCGCGATGCCCGCCAAAATATCCCGAACATAACTGACCTCTTGCATTTCAGGCGTGATCGTTGCCGTGAAGGTCAGCGCATCGTCACTGTCCACAAGGTCCAATGTGCCAGCCGAACGGGACGCCAAAGGCTTGTCAAAGGAATGGCCGACAAGAAAATGAATGTCCTCTTTTGGATCATTCACGCGATAGGCAAACGCACGGGATGCAATCGCCTCTTTTCTTGGCCGACCGGAACGGCCCCCATCACTGAGGACCGCCCGCTTGTTATATGGAAAACGGCCTTGCAGCGACATTGCGCCGGACGCCCGTTTGCGTAATTCCAGACCGCCGTCTGCAAAACCCTCCAACATCACTGAATACCGGTCAGGATTTCAAGCTGCACACCACGCGCAACCGTCACGTCCAATGTGGTCAGTGCTGTAATGCGCAGTTGCCCGGACTTTGCATCGGAATACGGATCACGGATCAGATCGACCGCACCCCACATTCCGCAGAACATTGGTGACACACCGTTGGTCGATGTGGTCATAAGGCCCTTGGTTTCCAGCGGTGTGCCACTTGGGGCCGCGATGCCGTTGGTGGTCAGTTGAACCTTGCCGATCTTGGCAATCAGGCGGTCCCATTCCGAGATTGCCAGACCGCTAATCAGTTCGTCCATGCCGTCAAAAACCTCAGGACGCAGCAGCAGATTGACCGCACCCGGACCAGACGCCGCGTTGGCCGTCATAAACCGCACAACAGCAGCACGGAACGCCGCATAAGATGCACCCGCATCAATCGCCGTTTCGGTGATCCCGTAGGTGGAAGCGCCGGGGAAAATGCCCAGAGGTTCGCCACCCGTGCCAGAACCAAGGAAAATGGCCCGATCAACCTCTTGCTGGATTGCCGCGCCCATATCGCGCCGCACCGCCTGTTCGAGGCCAGCACCGGCTTGCTTGAGCGCCTTACGGGTGATTTTCATCTGGACGCCAAGCGTTTGATCCGGCTTCATTGGACGGTCAACCGTGGTGTAAGCCTGAGGCCCCGGCACATCGCCGGTTTCCGAACCTGCCCAGCCCGGTTGTGCGCCGCCCGTGGCAACGGGATATTCGATTTCACCCACGCCCACGTTGATCATGCGGCACCCCATCTGAGTTGCACTTGATCCGGCAAACAAGCGTTCAATCGTTGGCATGGTGCGGATAGGGTCAGGCACACCGCCCGCAAGCGTTTCACCGGCACGGGTTTCCAGCGCCTCAAGAGGAACCGGGATACCTTGGAACCCGCCCGCGCTGCGCAGTTCTTCGACCATTTCAGCCGTTGCGCCGTCCAGTTTGCGCCCCTCATCCAAGGCCAAAGCGACTTGGCGCAGCTCGAAACGGCCTGCCAATTCACCCCATTCTTTATCGGAACGGGTTTCCAGTTCGGCACCGGCTTCTCGGCGCTCATCGTCCTCAGACACAAGAGCCGCACGGAACCGCGTTTCGTTGGTGCGATATTCCGCATCAAGCGTTTCCATAGAGCGCGTTTCGTCCTCAGACGGGGCGTCTTTGCCGACAAGGCCAGCGAGTTGCTGACGGATTTCGGACTGACGGCGGGTGATTTTCAGTGAATCAAGCATGATGTATTCCTTTATGCTCGTGGGGGTTGCGCTGCATTTCACGCAGCAGATCACGCCATTGCTGGCGCTTTGGGGTCAGGGGCTTATGCCCCACCTCAATTCGGGTCTTTGCAGCGTGGTGTTTGCCGCAAAGCATTTGTAAATTTGACAGCGTGTAGGCCAGATCAGGCCGGTCACGGACGGGCAGAATGTGGTCACATTCCAGCCGGTGACGGGTGCCACACTGGACGCATTGCCAGTTGTCACGCTCCAACGCTTGCAGGCGCAGGGCCTTCCAACGGGGGCCGCGTGTGATCTTGGCAGAGTGCCGCATGTATTCCTTGCGCCGGTTCATTGCTGCACCTGCAATTCATAGCAGATCACCACACCGTCAGGCCCCAAGGTGCCGACACGGTGGATCAGGTAGGTGGTGCCGCCGATAATCAGCTTGTCAGCATTGGTCGGGGCCACACCCGCCGTCATAAAAACGCGCAGCGCAGTGTCAGAGATAAGCGAGTTTGCCCGCTCCTCAGTCGTGTATTCAGTCACCGCGACCGTCACCGGATGATTGACCGGCGGACCCGGTGGCGGATCGTCAGGGTCCAGTTGCGGGGTGCCTTTCTTTTGCAAAACCGCAGTCTGCCCAAAGCGTTTGATCAGCCTTGTGGCCGTTTGTGTCATACTCATCCGAAAGCTATCCTTCCTGCCTTATGTGCTGGCCTGCCCATGATTCGAGCGCCCTCAGACACCGCCAAGACGGATGCACAAGCGGCGTCAATTCTGCCCATAGAGCGGCCTTTAACGATTTTAGAATTGCCCGCCGGATCAATGAACACCGCCGCCTCACCAATGGCGTGACGCAACAGCAGGCTTTCAGAAACGTGCAGCTTGTCGTCAAAGACGAACCGGCGGAACCGTTCAACGTCCTCAGAGCCGTCCTTAAAACCCATGCCCCGCCATATGACGGGGGCGCGGTTGCCGATCTCCGACAGCGCGTCACTGATTTCAGATTGCTTGAACCGGTCAGCGACAATCGCCGCGATGTGTTCACCTTCCACATGAGCCAAAACACGGCGCAGCCATTGCGGCATGGGAACGGTCTTTTGCCCCATCAACGCCAGTTCGCCGCGCTTGTGCATCAAGGAATACAGATCTCCGACAGCATCGACCTGCCCACGGGCCTCAAGTGTCGGAACCGTACCGAACGCGCCCCATGCCTCAAGACGCCCTGTCTCAGGCCAGAGATAGGCAACGGCGCTCATAGACGCCGATTGCCCTTGATCCAGCCCGATCACAACCGGCCCTTGACGCGGGGGCAGATCGTCGGTCTCGCATTGCAACCATTCGTTCAAATCTAGCAGTGCATCGCGGTTGTCCTCAGACACACGTTCATTGCGAGAGAGCAAACGGAACCGCGACAGGGCAGACCCGCCCCGTGCCAGCGCCAACGCCGCGTCCTCTTTCAGACGGGTCATTGTCGGGCCGATCCCATGCTTGGAACCGGGGTTGGCAATGGTCAGACTGTCCACATCATCAACGGGCAAGTTTGGCGTGGGCCGGTGTTCTTGGCGATATACGCCCGGTGCATCCCGATCCAGCCAAAGGCTAAACGGGTGCATGTCATTACTTGCCGAGGTCGATATGATCAGGGCCTTGCCGTCACGCTTGGAAAGGCCCGTCAGTAGCGCCGCCTCAAGTTCGTCACCCTGCGCAATCGGCCAGTGGCCGCGCTCATCGAGAACGGCCAGCGTGGGGCTGGACCCTAGCGCAGACTTACCGTCAGCAGAGATTGCCTTGATCAGGTGCGGGCCGTTGTGATCGTCATATTGGATTTCAAAACGGGGCTGGCGTCTAATCGTGATCCGCTTTTGGATTTCCTCAGGCAAGGTTCCGATAAAGGACGCGCAATAGTTCCAAGCAATCTTGGCCTGTTCTTGAGTTCGGGCCGCAATAATTACTTCCCGTTCTTTGGCGTCAGACCATGCGCCCAGTAATTCACCGGCGCAAAGCATCGCAGAGATAGCGGATTTTCCGTTGCCGCGCCCTACGCTCAGGACGCCCACGTTGATACCGTCAGCAAACGCGCCTTCAATAAATCTGTTCTGGTAGGGTGCCAGCTTGATCGCCTGCCCTGCCAACCGTCCAGTGGGAACCGTCAGAGACTTGCAGAACCGCTTGACCGAGGTTGCCTGTTTCATTCCTGCCACCCCGCCGTGTGTGTGGAATGAAAGCCCAGACCCGCGCTGTGGCCCCCTGTCCAAAAGCTGGGCATTGGTACCTTTTCAACCAGCGTGACAACTGTGACACCTCCTAGAGGTGTGTCACGTTCGTCACGGCAATGCTGGTCCGCACATGTCACGCACAGTGACGGCATGTCACGATTGTCACGGTGTAGATCAATCATCATCCTGCACCCTCCAAACGTGGTCGCCAAACTCACGAACCTCATTCATGTCCATCAGCTTGTCCTTGGCCCGCTTGAACGCCTGACGTGCTGCGCTATCACTCGCACCCGTGGTCAGGCCGTGGACGCCACACGCATCGCGCCACTTGTCCACCTCGACCACCTTGCGGTCAGTCGGATAGCAGTTGCCGCTTCTAGTCGTGCCGTGGTCACGCAGCGCATCATTGAGCGCCTGAATAGCCACCTCATTCTTTCCACTGAGCGGCTTGCGCTTAGGTGCCGGTGCCTCAGCGGCGTCCACCACTGCGCTTGTGACAGGCTCACCGTCCTCATCCATGCCAAGCGTGACCGAACGCAGTTTGAAGTGAAGCGCCTCAGGCGGGGCTTGATCGCGCTGTTTCTTCGATATGATTTCCCATTCGGACGTGACGTGCAGTTCGTTATCCACCGCCGCCCTGAGTGCAGACGAACCACGCGCCCCACGGTCCTCATCCTTGCCCGTGTGGTGGATCACCATGACGTGTGCGCCCGTGGCCTCACGGATCAGATCACAGTTGCGCACAAACATTGCCGCGTCCTTGGCCGTGTTCTCATCACCCGCGCCCATAGACCGCGCCAACGTATCGACCACCACCAACGCGGGGGCCTCATCTGGCATAATCTCACAGACCGCCAAGGCGTCACCTTGCCCGTGCAGGTCCAGCCCGATAGGCAACAACGTGAAGGGCGCAGACGCCATGTCAGGGCGTTCACGCTTGATCGCGGCAAGGCGGTTGCGGATACCCGCGCCACCCTCAGCAGCGATGTAGAGGACAGGCCCGCCATTGACGCGCAACCCGCGCCACGACTTGCCCGCCGCGATGTGCATGGCAATATCCAGCGCCACGAACGTCTTGCCCGCGTTAGACGGGCCGTAGAGCATCGACAGGCAATTGCGGTCCAGCCATCCCTTGACCATGTAGTTGCTGGTCAGCACCGCCTCTATTGCCGACAGGCTCACAAGGCGGTTCTCGATTTCGGTTGCACGGTTTGGCTTCATGCCGCTCAGGTTGATAACCGTCATTACATATGACCCCGCGCTATTGCGGAAAGGTCAGCGCCGTGCTGCCGTGCCAGTGCTGGAATAGTTGCCCATGAAACGCCGCTGCGCTTGAAGCTGCGCCACTTTGCGGCAACCTCGCCAGCCTTGTATTTTGCGCCGGTAGCACTCCACTGGTCAGCAAGCGCCAAGCCCTCGTCAGACCCGTTGTAGCGGGTGTGCAGGGCCATAAGCACAGACACCCAATCGTTGTAGGGCAGATCGCCGGGAAGGTGCGACAGCAGTTCCTCGACCTCGCCCGTGGGGGTGATCCGGTCAAAGGCGCGAACCGGTGCAGGTGGTGGCGTGTGCAGCAGCATCGCCCGCAAGCCCATCGGCACAATCGGCAATTCGTCAGGGAAAAATCCGATGTAGGAACCGCCGTCAGTGAACGAACCGGGCGCGACCACATAGCCGCCTTCGCCGCGTGTGTCGATTTTCGGGCCGATCTTGGACGTGGTGTTGCGGCCCCCGTCAAAGTGCTGACAATAGATGTGACGCCCCCCTGAGGGGGTATGCACGTTTGCACGATCCAGCAGCGCCGCATAGCGTGGCAGGGCCTTCAAAGACGCCTCACCAATGGGTTCGCCCGTCACCTTGTCCAAGTCCAGATCAATGACAAATAGGCCGTTAGCTGCACCGCACGGGATGCCCCATGCCTGCGCACCGTTGGCCTGCCACTGCGCAACGGTGTGAGGATCGCGGGTGGCCTTGGCCTGCCAGCCTGCAATCAAAGGCTTTTTGTCAGGGCCAACCGGAAAGATGTTAAACGGTATATATGGGGCGCTCATACGTCACCCCCTTTCGCGTCCATATGCGCTTTCAAGAGGTCAGCCGCCGCATCTGAGTTTTGCGCCAGAATATCAAAGAGGTTTGCCGCATCAGTAAGGTTGCGGATCAAGCCCTTGATTTCGTCTTGCTCAAGATGAACGTCCCAATCGGGATCGTAATACTTACCATCGGATTCCGGCGTTTGCTTCCAGATTTCGACATTGCGCTGCACCATCTGTTCCGACGAACGCAGCACCTCAGCGGCCTTGCCGCAATAATTCTTCAAATTCATACCAAAGCCCCCCAATGTGTTGCCAAAATGGGAAAGAGCGCGATATACTCAGCAAAATTACAGACGCCTTCCACAACGTCTTGAGCGCCGTTGAACCCTGCAAGGTTCGCGGCGTTTTCTTTTGTCAGGTCAGAAAAGTCATGGGTATCAGGTTCACCAGCCGTTCCGGCTTTGTCCTGATACTTTTCAGCAGCTAAATCATTGTTTTCGTTGTTGAAGGCGATGGATTGCAAATCCGTGTACAGGAGTTCGATTCTCCTACTCGCCTCCACTATTCCCCCAATCATACCTCAGACACGTGCAGTGGCGCAGTTTTTCGCTTGCTTCGGATCGCGCAGTGGCGCTCG